GATAGATCTTTTCACTGGTGGTGACGAAGTCATCACCTAGGATGAGGTAATTACCCTCAGCTTTATCCCTGCCTCCTGCGGCAATCCACACCAACGTGTGATGAAGAATTGCCATGAAGGGCCAGGAAGAAAGCATTCCCAAAGGTTGGCCCGTTGCGTATCTTACGTAGCTAGGTCTGCTTGGAGTGATGTTTTGAAGTTCCCGCGATACTGCTATCTGATAGTCAATAGACCCTATCCATACTGAACCCATATTTGGGAAGAGTTCATTACCAAGGAGCTCGTAAGCAGCCTTGGGTAGGCGGTCTGACGCATTGGACATGTCTGCGTCGTAGTAACTGGAAACACCGGCTTCATACCAGAGGCGAGCCCTTGAAGTAACGAGATTTTGATTGAAAGTACAGTCGTCAGGAATAGTCCTTAAAATCCCCATGAGCTGCTCATGGAGAGGGCGTAGAAACTGTTGGTCACGTGTACCTACAGCTACAAAAATCCTAGGTTTCAACTTCCCTGGTTCGAATGTGTGACTCATCTTAGCATCATCAAGCGGCGTAGCCGGGAGAGGATACTCGGATAGAGGTGAAAGGAGGTCCTGGATGGCACCTGCCGGAAAGTCCTTATACACACACTCATTTAGAGCTTGGAGGTTGTTCAGCCTGACTGGATTGGCGAGAAGTTGTCGGGTATCTCTACCCAGTGACAACATCTGCGCCCCATTTGGACCTGATCGACTAGTGAGAGATAATGAGGGCGGACAGGTATCAAAGGATAACCGAACGAATTCTGGGAATTGCTTCTTACGGGCAAGCAACTCAAGTCCACGGCTGTATTGGAACAGAGTAGATTCAAATCGCTCCGTCACCGATGATAAGTCTGTACGACTGGAAACGGTAAATAAGTATTGTAGTGAAGCTATTGATAGACACAGGCGAAGGGTCCGCGGATCCTTGTTCCTAACAAGCGATTTGAATCTACTCGGTAGAATTTTCGGAAACCCAGCCTTCGTGATCCCTATGTAGATCCCTTCATAGTTCCCATTGGATCGTAGATTGAGAAAGTTCAGCAATACCTCGCGATATGCCTTTAGGTACCGTATTGTATACTCTGGACCGGACTGATTCGACATCCTTTGAATACGCTTCACCACC